CTATCAGTTGTAGAATCTTTTGTACTGTTTCGATGTTTTGCTTCTGGTTCCGAGGAACGAATAACACCGGCGGGTCGTCTGATTCCATTAACAGTTTCTTGAACATCTTCCACTTAAGGGGGAAGCGTTCATTTGCGTAGCCTTTACACTCGATGACCCATTTACCATTGGGGTCTACGAAGTCAGGAGTGTATGTGATATCACGGACTTTGTACTTCTGTTTGTCCTGATATCCTGTCTTGCCGTTATCCTCATAGGACTCATTGCTGTAGTGAAAGCCTTCCATGAGAACATACTTCTTCTTCTCATAGTCTGACTTGATACCAGCGTCCCTGAGTTGCCTGTAGCAGTGAGCTTCAAGCTGAGATCTAAACTTAATACCGTCTACTTCTTTACTCTTGGCGTTCCGTACTTTCTTTCTTGATGTACGAGCGCCTGTTCTCTTGCCTCTCGATGACATGCTTTGCTTCTTGTAACCCGTGATCTTTTATTAGATCAGAGATATCCTTTGATCTATAATACGAAGGGATGACGATATTGTCAAGCCCATACTTCTCGCAGATCTTAACGGCCATTGTCTGGCCAGGGTTACGAGGGTTGTCAAAGTCGTTGTCATACAGGACAATCACTTCTTTGAAGCGCGTTTGCGCCTCTTCGATGGTGCCTTGCCCTGGCACAAGCATTTCTGATTGTAAAGCAATGGATGGGTAGTCAAGCACCGCCAGGCACATGATATCCTTGAGCGAGCTTGTGAGAACCAAAGTCTCACCACGTTCAGGTAGCTGCCGATAGCCTTGCAGACATTCCATGCCCACGTTAGAGCTCCATTTAAAATCTCTTTCAAGCGGACGGTAAATCTTATAACCGCAGTCAAAACGGTAACGATAACTGATACTATTGCACGAAAAACGTTGTTCATTGATCCAGTAGTGTGTAATGGGTTGAACGTCAAAGATACGCAATAATTTTTTACTGATGCCAAACTGCTTCCAGTAGGCTGCATCTCTGTAGTCCCAATCCCTTACTCTTACTTGTATCTCCGACCGTTTCTTTTCTCTGAGTATTGGTTCTGCCACCTGTGGTACAAGCCCTTTAACACGTACACCAGTATGCAGACCCAACCCAAAGCAGCTATCGATGTGTATAAGTGCTCCATAAAAATCTGTATTGTATCTGTATGCCACGTAATCTATGCAGTTGAACGAGTGGTCAGGGTAACCAAAGTCTTTGTAGCGTAAGCTCTGACCTATCAGGGCTATGCTAACTGTGGGTGACTTGTCCTCTCGCAGATCACTGCGGAACTTAGTGTTTAGTTCCTTGAAGTTCCTACAGAAGTATTTGAAGATCTGATACTCAGATACTTTACTCAGTAGGTTTTCTTTGCTCAGGTATTCGTTGCTTTTACGTGCTTGGATCATGGTAAGTACAGGGCCGGACTATAAAGATAGCCCAGCCCTTTTAACTTACAACCAATCAGCAGACACGTCAGCTGCTGATGCTTCAGCACTAGCAACCTCCTTGGGCTGATGGACACCAGGCTCGTAACGCTTGAGCGTCAGATCGTTGGGGTCATAGTCAGCACGGAAGTCACCATAGTCCTCGTTGAGCGCCTTGATGAACAAGTCGTCACGACGTGGCTTCTCACGACCGAAGTGCTTGGTGTACACAGTCTGATACTTGTCATCCTTGACACCCATCAAGAGACGCAGACGGTTGTCCTTGAGCGCAGTAACATACTGCTTGAGCTCAGTTACATTACCGCTGGTCACAGCTGCGATGTCATCGATGGCACACTCACCATCACGACCAACATTAGCCCACGCACGCATGAAGTCTATGAGCATCTCCTCACCGACATACGAGCGACGGACACCCTCGTTCTTGAACCACTCATACTGAGACGATGGGTTCTCCTTACCCCACGCAGTTTGACCGAACTTGTTGATCCATTGGAACTTCCCAGTGCGAGACTCGGGACGCTCTTCAGGTTGAACAAGTATGTCAAAGCGTGTGGTGAACTCATGCTCTTTGTTATGAACCCAGAAGGTCAACTTGTTGAGAACACGCTCACCCATCAACACACCATTGTAGTTCTGCTCGCTCTTGACGTTGATGCCGAGTGCATGCAGTTCGCCCATGGTAGGATTGACAGCGATGATGTTTACTGTAGCCACGCCACAGTACAGGGGTATGCCCCCACCTCCGACTTCAACGTCGGATGCATTAGATTGTATAGCCATTAGTCTTCGTTTTCGTCTGTGTTGTCAGTGTGTGGATCTGCTTGTGCGATGCCCTGCTGCAACGTCATCTGCGTAGGTGCAGTGTCGTCAATCAGCTGGATGCGCATGACTCTTTGTTTCTTTACACGGATACCCTTCAGCTTTGGGTGGGAGAAGATCTCCTTCGCCTCAGCGATAGTCATACCGTACTTCTTTCTGATCTCGTCACGGCTCATACCATCATCCTTGATGTGGCTGATCAATGAAGAAATGGTCAACACCTGTGGTGTTTCTTCTTGTGCTACCTCAGGGGTAGCGTCTACTCTTGCGTCAAAAGACATGTCGTTGTGTTTAATCGATGAAAATTTTGCTCCAATCAAGCTCACCATCTAGTCCTCGTAGATGTTCACAGCGGGAGCCAGCTGTGTCGTCGTTAGTAGAATCAAAAGAGATTCTGGTTTGTCCCTCACCTCGGTACACATAGCCGATAGCGTCAGAGTTTGCACATGCAATCTCACGCAGCTTGCCAGTCAAGGATAGGTCATTGGCCTTGACTTCTTTGCCGTTCTTCGTGAGGTACTTGTCCTTCAAGTGACCAACAAAGATGACGTGGTCAGCCAGCTTGTTGAGGTTACGGAACCATTTTTGGAAAGACTGTCGCAAGTAGTTGTAGCCTGCGCCATTGGGCAGTGTCAGCACAGACAACCCCTTGTTGTCCTTGTCGAAGTTCTTACCCATGGGTGTGGCTTGATACATAGACTTGGCGTCCTGTTCACACCACACCTCCAACTGAGTAACAGTATCGATGGCAATGTACTTGTACGGCTTTCCTTCGCTTATAATCGCTTTACCCACGTGTGCCAACTCAGCGAGGTTGTTGACTTTGATCTTGAGTGCGTCCACCATGTCTGACCCGTCCTCGAGGTCAATGATGAGACAGTTCTCAAGCTGTGAGAGAGCAGTGGTCTTGCCGATCTTCGGCGGACCATAGATAATCATGTTCTTAGGTGATTTGCGGGCAGCTTTAACCACCTGTTTGGGAAGTGTTAGTTCGCTCATTGATTGTAAATGTTGATAGATCTGTTTCAAAAGGTATCATACCGAGCAAACCATCACGGTTCTTCTCGATGTGTACTGCCATGAGACCCACAGGGTCTTCACCACAATACTTGTCGGTGATGCCATACAAGTCATACGGACGCTGCAACATCATTACGACGTGTGCGTCCTGACCGATGGAGTCACCACCAAATAGGTCAGTCAAGAGGGGTTGATACTGTTGTTTGGCACGATACTCTTGCTCGATGTTACGGTTCAGCTGTGACAATAGAATGTTTACGCAGGTCATACGAGCCTGCATCCACATGCATGCCTTTGACAGAACGTTCAGTCGTTGTAGTTCTGTCTCAGCATTGCCAAGCACCAATCGAGAGTGGTCAATTAGATTGACGATTGTTGCAGTAGGATAGCGATGGAACACCTGTTCGTTGATGTTCTTCACCTTCTCCATGTCCTGCGGTATAGAACAGAAGTAAATAGGATAGTTCTTGTACTTCTGTACTGCTTGTACATACAAGTTGTACTTGTCCTGTGTCAGCTTAGCTTCAACTGACAACAGCTCGAACGTCTGCAGCTTTGTGTCCTTCGAGCCAGCACGCAGTATCTGCTGCTCACCCGGCATCTCAAAGCTCCAATAGAGTACAACTATTTCTTTGTCTGTGTTCCTGTCCAGCAGATCAAAGATCAACTGGTTTGAGAACGCAGATTTACCTACACCAGGACGCCCAGCAATAACATACATCTTGCCAGGTTGTAGCCCACCCATCAGATTCTTGTTCAGTCTTGCCCAGTTGGTGGGATACACCAACCTGTTACCACGTATGCCCTTCTGGACATCCATGATAGATCGTTCAACTGACTTCGAAATGTGACGGAGCTGGGGTATGTCCGTTATCTCATAGTTTGCGCGTAATGCGTCGTTGGGAGGTTTGCTCATCTTCTACATCTTCATACTTCTCCCATGTGTAGTTATTCACCCATGTCTGTAGCTGCTGCATGTAGCCAAGAGTGTTGGTCGACTTGCGTAGCTCTAGCTCATTGATCAAACATTTGATAATGAACTTGTGCTTCTGCGTGTCAGTCCCAACAATCTTCTCGTACTTCAGCTTAGGCTTGGCGTTTGCTCTAGCGTTGGCATCCTTAGCCCTC